TTAATGATCAAGAAGACAAATTAAAAACTCTGAAAAATCAATCAAGAGATTTAGAGGAGAGAATAATTCCAGAGATGATGCAGGAAGCAGGTGTATCTTTGTTGAAGTTAGCTGATGGTTCTAGCGTTGAAGTTAAACCATTCTATGCAGCAAAAATTCCTGAGTCACGTGTTGATGAAGCCTTTGGTTATTTGAGAAGTAATGGGTTCGAAGATTTAATTAAGAATACTGTTACTGCCTCATTTGGCAGAGGACAAGACAACCAAGTCTCTGAATTAATAAGTGTGTGTGAGAAGTTTGGTTTCAACTATAATAAAAAAGAAAA